AGCCGGTTAATGGTCAGGCATGGGCGGCCTTCTAACTCGCGCTGTTTGCGTACAGACTCAGGCCACTGTTCAGAGAGACGCGCAAATCGCAGATCATCGAGAGCTTCCGCGCGGTTCTCAGATTCGGCCTGTACTGCCTCATCAAAAGCCTCTCGCGCGTCTCTTAGCAGGTCATCATCTTTTGCCATTTCATCCCATCCAGCCACCGGCCATTACAGTGTCGCGTTGCGTCTTTGGTCTAGCCACATCGAAGAGCTGCTCTGCGCAGATGGCCATAAGGCCGAATGCGTCAGCCGCGTGACTTGACCAGTCATGCTCCGGCCCGAGGCCGATACCACGGGCTTCGTCGCGTTTCTCATGATACCACCCGAGCGCCTCAAGTCCAGGGGCCGTTGTCGCCTCATTGAACCAGCACGCCGGCAACCAACGCCGCACCGCCTCAACCCGCTGACGTGCTGCCCCTCGGCCCTGATTCGGCACGACAGATACGAAATACCCGGCCTGCCGCAACGCCGATTCGTAGCTCACCGCATACACTTTATCCTGCTGCGCGCCGTCATGCGGTAGCCATACCTGCGCCCGCTCCGGCGTGTAGCCACGGCTGCGCATCCAGTCAAGATGCACGGCGAGCGGCTGCCCAACGGCCTCGTAGTAGTCGAGCACACGAATTTCTTTGCCGATGATCTGCACCGCCCAAATCGCGCAGGCATCGGCCCTTGCCACCGTTCCGCCGATATCCCAAAAGAGCCGGATCGTCATGAGCGGGTCTGCGGCCACCCTGCCGATGCGCCCCTGGGCTCGCGCTTCTGCCAATCCCTTAGCGAAATATGCCCCGGTCGAGACTGATGCATAGTCGCCTTCCCAAATATGCGCATACTGGTCAGGATCGTTGCGCAAGCAATCTTGCCGTTCTTGCTCCAGCACGTCAGGGAAATACGGGTTGTCCGCCCAATTCGCCCGCACAACGACGGAATTACTCGGTGGGGTCGGCCCGCGTAGCATTGCGTCTACAGGGTCAGTTTTCCGGCGCGGGTTCCAGGAAAACCACAGCTGCGAGCCTGGAGCGCGGATCGTTGGCCGAAGCAGTTGCAAAGACCTCTCCGATAGCGTCTGCGCTTCTTCTACCCACGCACGACTGAAACCTTCCATTGACTTTACAGATTCGGCAGTGTGATCTTGCATTCCCTGAAAGACGATCACGCCATCACCCGGAGTCTTTATTACGTCCGAAAAGACCTTGAATCCTTCGCGCTCGCCTAAGCCGTATTTCTGCAATGCGTCCTCAATGAGCCTCTTGCTAGACTCCTTAAGCGACTTCTGAACCTCGCGAATGCAGACTGCGCGAAGGCCCGCGCCGCCATTCTCACCAGGGAATAATAGGCATTCTTCTACCAGCAGCGTCGCAAAAAACCAGGATTTCCCGGAGCCGCGCCCGCCGTATGCGCCTTTATACCGCGCAGGCTGTAACAGCGGCTCAAAGACGCGTGGCGTCTCAAAGACTACCGCCGCCATCCGGCTCCTTTTTAGGGTCAACGATACGGCGCACGACCTCTTGCACAACCGGGCCGCCATCCTTACCGGTAAGCTCCATAGCGGTGCGGTCGCCGTATTTCTCCGGGCACCATCTAGCCAATAGCTGAAGGCGCGTCCAAATCTGCAACTTCCGATGCCCGAGCATATCTGCCCGCCTGACCTTTACCCGGTCGCCTTCCTCTTCGATTTCCTCGCCCATGAATGGGGTATTGGAAATCTCGAAGGCTTCTTCTGCAATGGCGTCAAATCCGAGTTTACGGGACTGCGCGAAGCGTGAGGCAAAGTCTTTATTTACCGCGATCCAGTCGTAGACAGTCCTCCACGACGGCATGTGCTCATCCCGACAAATGGCGCGCAGCGTCTCGCCCTCTGCGATGCGCTCGCAGATTTCATCGGCGATTTCATCGGTGTACGTCGAATGTCTGCCCATGTTTTCATTTTACTGCATACGCCAGCTTTTATAAACAACAGTCACAGCGGCCGCAAGCCGATCATGCACAGAGCGGAGCGTGCCGTTCTGAACGGGCAAGCGCCGACGCCCCGAGAGCTTGAGCGATGCAACCGCCCAAGGCCATCGCACGTCAGCAGCCGCCACTTCGCGCCCCGGGGATAAGGGGAAAGGAGTAAGACATGCAAACCGCTTCCCATACCTTCGATATTCAGGTTCTGCGAGATTATGAAACATGCCCTGAGTGGTATCAAGACGCGGTGCGAGCACTGGCACATTCGTTCGATAAAATGTCCTGGAGAGCAGGGGCCAAAAATGAAATCATCATCAACGGTCGCCGTATCACACTTGGATGCTACGGCGGCCATGAGTATTGGCTAAAGATGTTCGGGGACAAGCACCCCACGTTGTGCGCAGTTTGCGAAGAGCTGGCCGAGGAAGTGATGCAGTACTACTGCGAACATGCATTCGCGCACAACTAAGAGCGCAAGCGAAGGAGCAATACATGACCACAAACATCGCCACCGCACACGTTCAGAGCGCCGGAGCACGCAGCAGGAATCCCGCACCAGACGACACCCAGTTCCGCTGGGCCTGCCGGTTCCGCACGATTCACGCATTGGCGCAGATTCGGCTCAACGAATACACGACGCTCGCTATCCCAACAATCGATGCCGGCAACTGTCTCGATCGGCGGCTGGTCTGTGAGTAACTAGGCGCGCGAGTCGTCGGCGTCCACAACGACATCGATGCGGCCGCCTTTGACGATCTCCGGCAGCATCTCAATCGCAAGCCGGAACCGTGAATCATCGATCGCAAGCGCGTCAGCGATCCCGTCAAGCCCTGACTTGAGCGAAGCGATGACGTTGTCCCAATCCCTGCGGCGCTGGTCCGGTGGGTAGACCTTCAGCATGACGCGCAGCGCCGCCCCTTCAGGCAGCGCTTGCGCAAAATCGCACGCTCCAGCAGCCATCGCCAGGATGCGCGCATCCGCTCGATACCGCGACCGAGCGCGGTGAACAGTAGCCCAATGTGCCCGAGCGTTTGGACTTGCGGCTCGTGGCGGCCACGGCAGGGATACGATTATCTTCGACATGCTTTGCGTAGGTCGTCTGGAAAACTCGATCTGAAAATTGCTGTCGAGTTTTCCGAAGTTCTGGAAAACTCAATCCTAGAACGGCAGGCGAGTTTTCCAGATTGATGCAGTCGCATCATAGATCGCCCGTCTGCCTGAGCGCCCATCGAATCTGCCCAGGCATCACATCCGCCCCGTCCTTGACTGCATCGAGGATCTCCTTTGCGCGTGCAGCCGCTCCATCGCGGCCTTCAGCTCGTGGACTGATCCGCGCACTTTCTCCCGCGCCGCAAGCGCCTCGCGCCTTACATCCAGAGGCATCGCCAGCAGATGGCGCGCTTCGCACTCGATAAGCCACGCTCGGCACCATGTGCAAACCATGCGGCCATCCGAAATCCTCGCTGTTTTGTCTCGCTTGCATCCTTCGCACTCCATCCCGATGCCTTTCTGACGCGTTTACAGCCTCGTGGAGCTATTTTTTCAGACCGGTTGATACGTGGGTAGCATCACCGCCTGATAGCAGCTTGTAGCGCCAATTTTCCGCCACTCACGTCATGATGACTGTCCGCCGATACGCTCGACGACAAGCCGACCCAAGTCCGCAATCGCTGGCGTCTGGCCGCATGTTGATCCGTGTTTGTACACCATCCGCGCCGCCGCCTTGTCCCCGACCACGCACGGCTTAGGAGGCTCAAGGCCGCGCATCCGGTACACGTCGTCCGAGCTTCGGTCTCCGCAGAGCCTGCGTGGGTACTCGAACGATCCGCGCTCGGAGTAGGCCCGGTACGACTCGCAAAACCGGTGCTGAAGGTATGACAGGTCTTTTGTCTCGACCCTGCAAAACTTCGGCCAGCCACCAAGGTCTTCGATGGCCGCATGGATGACAGGATCATCGAACACCACGTCGGAGTACGCCCCAACGCGCTGCGCTGCTTCGAGCGCCTTGCCCCAAGCCAGGGCCGCCTTGTCCTCTGCCGTCCCCTCAAGCAGCCGCACGATATCGGCAACCTTAGGCGCAAACTGCCCCGCGTCCGCGTGCATTGCGTGTCGGGTCAGTGCATGCCGCACCTGGTCAAGCGTGTATCGCTCGCACGCCGCCCACCACACCGACAGAACGTAGGGGCTTGCGTTCTTGCCGTAGTACGCCATCGCAGCCGAGACCAATTCGGAAAATTCGTCCTGCTCGTTTGGTTTCATGCCTTGCTCCTTTGTTGTGCCAGCCATTCCTGTGCCACGCGCCGGTT